TTTAGAAGCCAAGACTTTTGGACGATTGAAAGGGAAGAAAAAATCCTTGACTGGGTTAATCAGCAAGAAATAAAATCTTCCCCTCCGATGCTTACCGATTGGATGGAGTATGAAACGCTTCTTCTTCTTCCGAAGACCGCATAATCACTTTTTAGCCACCTTGGTAATGATACCGGCAAACTTTTCAATAACTTTGTAGAAACGAGCATAAGCCTCGTTGTCTTTAGGCGTGGGAGTGATGTTAACAACCGCAAGAGCAAGAAAGTGAATAGCACCAGCGAGACCAACAATCTCACCCCAATTTGAAATCAAAAAATCCATGAGTTTTGAACAGCTACAATGTAACTATAGACCGTTATTCGAATGCCACAAATTCTTGAAGATGCTGTAAAAAGCATTATGAAAAAAAATCCGGGCATGGAGAAATCTTCTGCCTATGCGATTGCTACAAAAAGTCTTCAAAAGTCTGGAGACCTTAAAGACGGAACAGTCCAAGCTACTAAAAAAGGTGATCGCCGCGGCGAAATGAGTAAGGCTACTAGAGCCAAAACTCGTGCTAAAAAGTATAAAAACGAGCGTGAACGCGGAAAAACAGACAAGCGAAACACCAGTGGCAGGGATTAATGTTTAAAAGTATATAAGATAGTAAAAAGTACTTTTCGCAATGGCGGAGACTGCGAAGAAAAAACACCCTGAGAAATGGGCTCGTGCGAAGGCTAAAGCACGTAAAAAAATGGGTGGTCACTCTGCACGTGCTATGCAATTAGCTACCAAATACTATAAAGATATGGGCGGAAAATACCAAGGTAAAAAGTCAAGTAAAAACAAACTTTCAAAATGGGGTAAAGAAGACTGGCAGACTCGTGAAGAGCACGAGAAGAAAAATTAATCCCATGAGTAACCTTCAAAGCGAACTATTTCTCGATAAAAGAATCACAGAAGTAAACGGTGCTTGCCCTCTTGCCACCGTGGACATTGAGGACAATATAAAAAACAGAGATTGGACTATTGAAAATTATGGGTACGGTCCACTTAACCCTGCCGTTCCTGACCCCGGTTTTTGGGAAGAAAAAGCGCAGCTATGGAAGACTGATCTAGATACTGTTAAGACCGCTAGGTGCGGTAACTGCGCTGCATTTGATCAGTCAGATCTAGTTCTTGGTTGCATTGAGAAAGGTATTAACGAAACAAAAGCGGCTGATCCTAGAGAAGTTATGGAGTTAGCTGATCTTGGGTATTGTCAGTTGTTTAAATTCAAGTGTGCAGGAAGTAGAACTTGTGATGCTTGGCTTTTTGGTGGACCTATTCGTGATCAGGTGAGACAAACGATGCCTGAAACCGAGACTGAGAACGAGCTGACAGAAATTGTCAGTCAATTAGACAAAGCATCTCAGACACATAGAGGCCAAGCTAATAGACTTGAGATGCTTAAAAATTCTTTGGGAGGATATGGCCGATAAAGCGAGAGAAAAAGGACGCACTGAGCGTTACCTCCCTAAATCAGCGTGGGCTTCAATGTCTGCTGAGGAAAGAAAAGCTACCGATGAAAAAAAGAAAGCGGCCACACGAGGTAAACCAGTGAATACTCATGTAGCGAATACTGAGACAGCCAAGAGGGCAGGCAAAAAAGCTCGTGCGTACAAAGCATCTAAAAACAATGGCTAAGCAAGGAACCTGCTGGGACGGTTACGTTCAAGAAGGAATGAAAAAGAAAGGGGATCGGATGGTCCCCAACTGTGTACGTAAATCCGCTAAGAAGAAATCACGCAAGTACAAAAACAATAAGCGCTAGAAATTTGTATCTGACGGACGTGGCTCTTTAGCCCAGGTTGCTTTTACTCTAATCGGACCACCCAGAATCTCTTGTACAGGTGATCCATCTGAGGGTTCTTCAATATACGTGAAAGAATTTTTTTTCTCTTCTTCGTCCCAAGCCTGGTGTATTTCGTCAATATCCTCTTCGAGCTCAGTCATCACTATTTGAGTTCTGAACTCTGCCCAATCGTCCACACAATTAATAACAGCTCTCTTAATCCAAGGATTAGCTTTAATACCTGGCCAGAAACGAGAAATAAATAGTATAAGCTCATACATTAGAGCGTTTACACGGTTGTAGCTCATCCTGGTGCCTCTCTATGTTCGTGAACACACTAGAAATCTAGCCCCAATATAGATTTCCGCTACCATCGTTTCGTAAAGCTTGACCTGCTGTGCCCTGGTTTTCAGGTAACACGATGATGTACGTAGCACTTGCTGCGTGAGGAGGGGATTTAATAGTCACACCGTGGCTATTTGTCCGACAGTTAAGGACAAGTGCTGCGTCGTTACTTCCTGCACCTTTTAGGGTGTACACGCCACTTACTGTATTATCTAATGTGATACCACCTGCAAAGCTTAGTTCACCGTTAAAAGGAGCTGCTCCTGAACCAGCTGGAGATACGATACCTGCCGCAATCGCAGTGTTCATAATCCCCGAGATGGACATTTTTCTCGGTTGTGCGTCCGCTTGAATTTGTGTTGTGTCTAGGACAGGGAGGACGGCATCCTGGCTAGCTGAGTCATACTGCTGCAGTTCATGAGTTTTAAGGATTTCACGTCCCCATTCTCTAGCTGTGCTCAAGTCTCTTTTTCCTGTCATTTTAGTAAAGTCACTAGTTTTTATATTTTAAACGGCTGCGCTATTATTAATTTAAACAGAGTTAATTAATCGTGGCCGAATTCAATTTTAATCGTGAGCTTGGCGCTAATCCCGAGGGAATTACTCGGTTTAGGCAGAACAGAACTGCAGATGGTGGAAATATTACCATTAATTACACCACGGAAGATACTTCCGAAGGTTCTGAAGGTCGTGCGGATCTTTACGCAGTCACATCCTCAGCTACTGGAACCGGTACCGTCACTCTTCAAGCTGGCTCTTCAGCTGTTAGTCGTGTTTACATTCGAAGCGGTGCTGACGGCACTGTTATGGGAGAGTTAAACTCTCCTAAGATTTCTAACCGACAGGACGTTTCCTTTACTTTTTCCGTGGGAGCAAGTATCGAGAATTACCTATACGTAGAAAAAACTGACCGATCTCCTTGCGTTTATCGAGTCACTTATACAGCAGCGTGATTAAGAGATTAGTCAGGGCAATAAATGCCTTTCCTAAAAAATTTGGAGAGGCTTGGGTACCGTGCATGCTTGCTATGACGCAAGGTGATTTATCTGTTGTCACCTGGAAACACGTAACAGTTGCATATACTGTTGGTATACGTACAGCTATATTTTATAGTTTTTGTGTGTTGTTGTTAGGTACTATTAAACCTGCACAGAGCATAGTTCTTACAGGATTTTTAACATTTATTGCTGACTTAGCGACACACCAGACGCACTTTGGTCCTTTTTGGTTGGAAGCACTTGTTACCGGACTCGGCGCTTCAGCGATGTGTTTTGCTGTCGAAAAAATTAGAATCAAATTAAATCGTAATTCGAGATACAAACATGAGATTGAGTAGAAAAGGTCTTGACTTAATTAAAAAATTTGAAGGGTTGCGTCTTACTAGTTATAAGTGTGCGGCAGATGTCGATACAATCGGCTATGGACATACGGGCTCTGACGTATACCCAGGTCAAAAAATAAACAAAGAAGAAGCTGAAAAATTACTGCTAGGAGATACTGAGAGCTCTCAACAATGTGTAAGCTCTTTTGTTTCTATAAAAGTAAATCAGAATGAATACGATGCTTTAGTAAGTTTTGTTTTTAATGTTGGTTGTACTGCTTTAGTACACTCTACATTATTAAAATTATTAAATCAGAACACCCCACGTGCAATAGTTGCAGAGCAGTTTGATCGCTGGGTCAAAGCTGGTTCTGATGAAGCTGTGCCCGGACTAGTAAGAAGACGCAAAGAAGAAAAAGAACTATTCTTATCAGAAGCTAAGCACCCTCTTTTGAAACGGAGTATTTACGCTAAAAACGATACGTACCTTAAGGCACGTCCAGTTGATTCAAGCACTCTTGAACCTGAGCAAAAACTTTTCGTACCAAAAGGATCTGCGTGGCAGTGGACAGAAATACGTATGTATACAGGAGAAAAACATCACCGAGTTTTTCTAGAAGGTAGTGCTGAGCAAGAGTGGTGGATGTGGCCTGACCATTGGAAGATTATTAATGATGTTGAAGAGCCTACCTTAAA